CGAATCCTCCCAAGCATACTATCTATAAGAGTTGTTTTCTCCATAAGGTTTGAGATACGTTTGGATTTTAACATATTTTCAAAATCCTCACGTAGTATTGAGCAAGGTGATGACATCCCTTGTAATTCAAAGGGAGCATCACAGCTTGATCTTACCCAAACCATGAAGTTAAACAGTGTCTGTTCTTTTGAACTCAAGAATGGATAACAGCCATAATGACCGGTATCTGCGTCAAGGAAGTCCCTTTCATACATAATATCGATTAGGTCTAGCATATTCTGTAAGCTAGACTTTGTCAATATATTATGTTTGATGGAACTCATCTCGACTCCTTTTAGAGCAAGCCTTTTGGCAAACTCTATTTGGGAATTCTTTGAGTCGCCTATAACTGATTTCTTAAGATTTATTCGAATATCGAATATCTCTTCAATCAGGTATTGGTACTCACCGGCTACCTCCTTATTGAAAATTACCACATCATCACCAAGTAACCTATAATCTTTGAAGAAACGTGGAGGAAATCCTCTACGTCTTCGACATCGATAATAAGCATACTGAATGATATCGTGGTGCCACAGTGCGAAAGAAGGAAACGAAGATAGTAAGCCTAAAGGCTGTCCTACCTTCCATCTCAACTTTCTACCTGTGGCTTTCACTAAGAAGGCCCGATCCGTCATTACTGAGAGCCATGCATCACCTAACTCTTTATCTCCTAACAGCTCTAATCTATATTTCTGCATTTCTGCAGGAATTCGATCTGATGCTGCTGAGAGATCAAAGCAATAGGTACATTTACCATGTGCTTCCTTTATAAGGGATTGAAACCCCTTATTCTGGTTAGCAGTGGCATCTGTACTTATTGATCTTAGGGTGTTATACAGAGAAATCTGTAAAACCTTTAACGATGTTTGACTCCAGTAATCAGCTATGGCGAAAACCCTTGTTTTACCAGCTGGTTCAGGAATAAATCCTAAACGGCCAGTAATCCACTGGTTCTCTCCATCCACAGTCCTTGCCATGTTTTCCATCCACTTTGTGATCCAACTTTGCTGTAGAGCATTGTTTAATCTCTTAATGGATGAATACAAAACAGGGTCTGAGGTGACAGCTTTTGCGTCAAGATGTGCACTACTAACAGCAGGTCCATTTGGACCTTTTGCTAAAGTGGTAAACACCTTTGGCTCATAGCTATCAAGTTTGTGTAAAGAACCTAAGTACCATGGGTATCTTTGAACGAATTTTGTTAACCATTGTTTAAAATCCTCAGTTGTTTCTTGGTAGGAATCGCCCTTGCGGGCCTCCTCCTCGATAGACTTAGGATGATAATCAACAGGTAACTTTATAAGTTCATATGATCTTGCGATAGTTAGGGCGATTCGTTGTGAAGTCCTATCCCCTTTGATGAGTGACCTTAAAGGCCACAAGGGTTTAGGATATCCTTCTGAATCGA